GTCACCTTCGTTTCCATCTCAACCAGGTTGAGGAAGGTGCCGAAGTTGTAGCTGGTGCCGTTGATGGTCTTGGTTTGACCGCCAGTGAGCGTTTCAGTCTTCACGCCATCGGTGTAACGGAGGCCTAGGGGGCGCTTCGATCCGCCGGTGGAATACAGGAAGTCTTTGTCAATACCAAGGGCCACCTTGCGGCTCAGGTGGCTGCGGACCCAGGCTTCGGCAGAGAACGAGGTCTGGCCAATGAACCGGCGAGTCAGCACGGTTTTGGCGCCCACGGTCTTGGGCGTCAGGCTGAGCTGGCCAACCAGGATCTCCGACGCATCCGGGGCCTGGCCTTCGCCGACCCAGTAATGGGTGGGGCCTGCGGTTTCCTTGGGAATGTCGATGTCGCCCACCAAGCCGCTCAGCACAGTGGCGCCAGCAGCGGTGATGGACAGGCGGTTGTAGATCAACTCGATCATCGAGCCGACTAGCAGATCGGTGTCGATCAGTGCGCCGCCAGTGGTAAAGCCGCCAGCGGTTTGATCGGCCCGAATACCCTTGCGGCCAGCGCCCATCCCAGGGATCTGGGCGATCATCACATCCGCAGGGATGCGGAACGAACCTTGCAGCTCGCGGCCGGACTGCTTCACTGCAGCAGCGGACGCTTCAAGCTCCAGTCCAGCGGCCTCGCGGAGGCGCACATCGGTCGGGTCGGAGAAGTGGCGGATGGCGTTCAGGATGTTGTAGCTCTTGACTTCCTGGTCGCTCATTCCGAGCAGGCCATCGCCGGAATCCTGCAGGCGGCTGGTGATGCTGCGCTTTTCCTTGCCAGTGACAAGGGCGAACAGCTCCTCGCGGACCTTGCCGACATCAGTGCCAGAGTTGATGTACTCCTCGGCCTTTTCAATGCCAGCGCCGGACTGCTCGCACATGTTGCGGATGGTGCGGGCCCGGTCGCGCTCCGCTTGAATAGCGGCTGCCTCCCGGTCCGCCGCTTCGTTGTTGGTGATCGTCATGGGGACAGGTGCAGGTTGCGTACCTGAGCTCAGGCTATGGACCTCCTGCACTTGCTCATCAGTCTCGCTTTCGCTAGCAGCTGCGGGTGGATCTTCGCCCTGCTGATCGCTTGCGGCTTCAACCGGCACAGTGGCCGCCTGTGCCTTCGGGCGGCTCGGCTCCACAAACTCCACCAGCGACGCCAGCGCTTGCGGCACCTTGGCAAACCGGCCGCGAGGGACAGCAGCGCTGCGGATCTCGCGAGCCGGGGCAGCCTCAGTAGCGAACCCGAACTCCACCGCCTCGGCGGCAGTCAGCCATGACTCGGCGGCCATCAGCGACGCCACGTCCTCATCGCTCATTCCAGACCTGGCGGAGTAGGCCTGGCGGTAGGCGGTGCTAATGCGGTCGATCAGGTCGGCCTGCTGGCGCAGATCACCGGATCCGCCGATCGCGAGGCCCCACGCCTCGTGGATCATCAGGAACGACGACTCGGGCATCACGATCTCGTCGCCCGCCATCGCAATCACCGACGCGGCCGATGCAGCCACGCCATCAATCACCATCCGTTTTTTGCCGGGATACCTCGCCAGCATCGAATAGATGGCCAGGCCCTCGATCGCATCACCGCCGTAGCTGAACAGGTTGATCGTCAGATCCTCGGTTCTGCCTACCAGCGCACGCTGGAGCACCGATGCGTTGATCTCCCAGCCAACCTCGCCGATCAGGGCCAGCTCCAAGGCGGCCCCATCGGCTGCAGCCTTGATCATCACGCCAGACATACAACCCGAGCAGTTTCTAGCCTCAGGCTATGGACCCTCAGGGGCGGACTCTTGCTGCGGCGCCAGAGCGGGTTGCGACGCGGCGGGCTGCGGCAGCCCCAGCCGGCGGCGCAAGGCCACCTCGTACGCGATCTGGGCCCAAGTGTGCTCCAGATCGGTGCCGTAGAGCTCTGCCATCTGATCGGACGTGCTCTGCAAGCCCATCTCCTGGGCATCCTTGTAGGCTTTCATTTCCTTGGCCGGGTCCACCCAGCTCCAGGTTCTGGCCTGCCACCGCGGCGCCGTGTAGAGCTCCGGCTCGTTCCAGTAGTTGGCGAACAGTTCAACCGGCAACACGCCCGCCAACGTGGCAGCGTCAACCCATTCCTCGAACACTCGCTGATGGAACTGCTGAATGAAAATCGACTGAACTACGCGGTACCAATCTCGAATCTCCAGCTTCTCTTCTCGCATAGAGCTGTAATTGGCGTCTGAATGATCGCCACTGATTGCCGAATAGCTGGCGGTGAAGCCCGTCGAAAACCGGCGCAGCATGGTCTTGAGCACCGTCTCAAACTGATTATCATCCGGGCCCAGCTGCGGCGGCACGGGGTGCTCATCCGGGAACAGTTCAATCCATTCGCCAGGCGAGGAGTTTGACAGCACCTCGCCGGTATCCGGAGACTTTTCATCAACAAGCGAAGAATTAGGCGGCCCATCGTCTGGCTGCTTCTTTTCAATGAATCCCAGGATGTTGTTAGCAATTCTCTTGCGCGTCCAGTGTGATTTCTCGTATTCGTTCAAGTTGTGGATGGTGGTCAGCACCGGCGCCAGGTGGGGGATTTCGCGCAGCTGACCGATTTCCTCTGGGATGAAAATGTGGATCAGATCACGCGCATCGACGAAGATATGCTTTGGCTCCATGCTGCGCGGATCGCCCGGATCCATGTTCCCAGGATGCTTGCGTAGCACCGCATAGCGAGTCACCCTGCCGCCTCTGCGGTCGTTCGTCTCCACACCCATCCGCCAGAAGTGCCCCGGACGGTCGGACATTCCGGTGTAATCCTCATCAAGTTGGTCGGTGCTCAGCAGCTCAAAGCACAGCTGCTCAGCGTTTGGACTGCCCGTAGCTGATTCGCGGATGATCCGCACCATCGCCCCACCATGGGAGCCGAAGGCACCGGCGATCATCAACTCGTACTGATGAAACGAATAGCGGCCAGACAGATCAAAGTTGTTTGGCTTGCAGAACTGCCGCCACTTCGCCTCCAGGATCTGGTTTCGTTCTTCGTCCCGCTCGATTGCGGTCTGCGCCAGGATCAGCCGGTCCAGCGCTGCATCGAGCTCTTCACCAGTGCGGCCACGGGACAGCAACGCGGCGATCTGTTGGGCAGACTCTGCGCGAGCCCTGCCAGCTGCAGGGTTACTCCGGCCGCCTAGGGGGATCTGTCCCCGCATCTGCACGCCGCGGGCGCCAACGATGTTGATTTGAAGGCTCCGAATCGCACGCCTGGCGTAGGGATTCAACAGCGCCTGATAGCGGGACTTGGCCCGGATCTCTTTCAGTCCGCCGCGCAGCATCGCCTGCGGGTCGAGATAGACCGCTGGCATGTCGCCCAGCAGCCGCCCGCCTAGGTGCTGGGATAACCCATGCGCCCGCAGCCGCCTGGCGCGGGGGCCAGGGCCCGCCTCCCAGATTTTCCTCATCAGGCGCCGGGCGCGGCTGAACATGCTCATCGGAAGGCGACGCGGATTTTGCGGCTAGTGGCGGTGCCACTTGCAATGGCCTGGGCTCGTTTCTCCTGGGCCACTTGCGCGGCCAGCCTGTCACGCCATTTGATTAGCTCAGAGAGATCCGCCCTGCGCACCTTGCGGCCGCCATTGCCCAAGCTGCCGATTTGATACTCCTGAGCGCCGGTAGAGAGGGCGCGGATTGCGGCATCCACATCCGCCAGATCCTTCTCTGCCTGGCTGCGATCGTCAAACGTCCCCGGCGTGCCGGTGAACGCCAGACCGCGCCGCACCGTCAGACTACCGCGCCTCACAGTCACAGGCGCACCATCGACCGTCGCGACAACCTGCAGCTCCCACGCGCCGGGTGTCATGGTGGCGGTCGCCTGCTGACTGATCACCACCTCCCATCCCTCGTCGGCAGCAGCGCCGTTGATCTCCAGCCCAGCGCCGGCCGTGGTGCTCCGCAGCCAAACCTTGAGGGCAGTCGCCTCAGCCGGTGCGCTGGTTTCCAGCCACGTCACCCGGTCGCCTTGGTAGAGATCGGCTGGATTCATGCGATCGTCAGTACCTCAGGCTGAAGTTTCGGCGCCGGGCACGCGGCGCGGGCTGCTCCTTAGAGCCTACCGAGGCCGCCAGTTGCGCTTCCAACTGGTCCCACATCGTCGCCCGGTCGTAGCGGCGGCTCACCAGCTGCAGCGCAGCATAGGCGTACCGGGTGCAGTCGCCCGCCTCATCACGCATCCCGGTCGGGCAGTCCCAGTGATATTCGCGGCCATGGCTGCCACGTTTTGGCATCCGCTTCCATGGGAACAGCTCCGCTAGGAATTGATCCGTAGATTCC